ATTGCATCTGATATTTTAAATAATTGGGAGGCAAAAGAAGTTATTGTTAAAATTGCTTATGCTATTGGAGTTGCAGAACCAGTTATGGTTAGTATTTTAAAAGATGGTGAATATATGGAATATGAATTTGATTACGATTTAACTCCAAAAGGAATAATAAAAGAATTAAAACTTAATAAACCTCAATTTAAAAAAGTTGCTGAATGGGGAAGCTTTGGCAACGGTTTTGAATGGGATAACTAATATGGACAAAGAATTAAAAGAATATCGTAGAAAACAAGAAAGAATTTGTTGGCTGTGTTTAGTTTTGTTTTCTATTGTGGTTGGAACTATCTTGGGAGCAATAATTTCAAGGGTATATTTTTAGGGGCTTGACTTTTTTTGAGAATAGGCGTATAATTAAATTAACAAAAAGAAGCGAAAATGTATTTTAAACAAAGTTATTAAAATATCAACATCTTCCCATTACGGGTTTCTTTCGCTTTGCAAAATCTTATGAAAAATAAAACTATAGCAATTACGGGGGCTTCAGGATTCTTAGGTCAAAGGCTTATACTAAGGCTTTTAAAATTAAAACCTAAAGAAATTCGTTGTATGGCTCATAGTGAGAAAAGAATGGTCGAGGCTCAAAAGAAATTTCCTCGCTGTAAATGGTATATTGGAGATATAGTAAATTATGAACAATGTGAACTCTTCATTCGAGGGGCTGACATTGTTTTTCATTTAGGGGCGTTAAAACATATCCCTATTGCAGAAGAAAATCCACATCACGCTATAATGACTAATATAAACGGAACTATAAATGTTGCTGTTGCTTCACATAAAAACGAAGTTGAGAAAGTAATAGGAATTTCAACAGATAAAGCTTGTAATCCTTTAAATGTTTATGGAATGACTAAATATCTTATGGAGCAGTTGTGGTGGGAATATAATCGAAAAGGAAAAACTAAATTCTTAGCTTGTCGTTATGGAAATGTGGCTGCGAGTTCAGGAAGTGTTTTTGAAATATGGGATAAATTAGGCAGAGAAGGTAAAAACTTACAAATAACAGTTCCTGAAATGACTAGGTATTATTTTAAAGTTGACGATGCTGTTGATACAATATTTAAAACAATTAAAAAAGGCTACGAAGACAAAGTTTATATTCCAAAAATGAAAGCTATGAGAATGGGAGATGTAGCAGACGTATTCGCAGAACACTATGGAGTTAAAAAAGAACTATCAGGAAATAGAGGAGGAGAAAAAATACACGAAGAATTAGGAGATGGGATTACATCAGACGAAGCTCCTAGATTCTCAAAAAGACAAATTAAAAAGTTTATAAAAGACATAGGATTACTTAAATGAAATTTTACTTACCCTGTAGCGATCACAACTATAAAGACATAAACGGAAATACTTTTATAAACGGAGGGACTGTTTGGTTAGATAATATAGCTAGAGCATTGAGACATCACGGACACGATGCAGAGCTAATACCTTTAACTGGAGATTGGAATAGTGCAGATGCAGTAATTTTACAAAGTGAATGGTCAGGTATGCCTAATTGGCACGAGTTCAAAGGAAAGAAGATTTGTATGCTTGGTCATTTTTGTTCTCACGTTTACCCAGATCCAAAACAAGCAGGAGCAGATTTGTATTTTAGCACTTGGAGCGGAGATGTGATTAAGAATTTTCCTCATAAAGTTCACTTTATGCCTCACGCTTATTCTGATTTAATGGATGATGGTAAATCATTTAATGGGATAGAAATTCCTTTTGCTGGCAATACTTATCCACTAAGAGGAGAAAGTTGGATAGACGGAATAGGAGTTGAGATGATTAAATCAACTCACCCAGAAAAGATGTTTGGAATTTATAGAGGAGCTAAGGTTTGTCCAAATATACACGGACCATTTCAAAAGAATATAGTTTCAACTTTACCAAGTAGAATCGCAAATGAAGAAGGAACAATGATTAACGAAAGATTTTGGAACGTATTAGGAGCTGATGGAGTTTTAGTAACTGACTGGACTCCTCAAATGGCTGAATTTTTTGATAAAGAAGATTTAATAATAGGAGAAAATAAAGAGGACTTTCAGGAAAAAATAAAATATTATTCAAAACACAAACAAGAAGGATTAGATAAACTTAAAAAAGTTAGAGAAAAGATTAAAAAAGAACACACTTACAAAGAACGAGTAAAGATAATATTAGAAAATTTATGAAAAGTAAAAAAATAAGTCAAATTATGAAATGGAGAGAAAAACTATTAGCTGGAAAAGGTAACAAATATTACCCTAAAGAATTGTTAGGCAATCTTCTTAATTGGAATGTTGATAGATATAAATTAAAGAAAAAAAAGAAATGAAAACACATCTGGTAATGGTAACTTGGGACAGATTAAAATACACGGAAAGAGCCGTGCAATCTGTTATAAGCCAAAAAAATAAAAACTGGAGACTCACAATAGTTGATAATGGTTCTAAAGACGGAACTGTTGAATATCTTAAAAGTTTAAAAGACCCAAGAATAGATTTGATTTTATGGAACGAGAATAAAGGATTATCAACTGCAACTGATTATGTATTTAGTAAAGCCAAAACTAAATACATAGGACGGGTTGATAACGATACAGTATTACCTAATAACTGGCTAGACAGATGTATTGAAGCTCACGAAGCTTATGATAACTTTGGATTTATAGGAGGATTTCATTTTAGACGAGAAGACTTAGGAGATAGAAAACCAAAAATAACAACTTACAATGGGATAGAAATTTGGGAGAAATCACACATAGGAGGTTGTTCATTTTTACTAAGAAGAGAAAATTATGACGAGAAGATAGGAGGTCAAGGAGTAATGGGATTAACAGACTACCAGCTTAAATGGAATCAGAAAGGATTTAAGAATGGATATTTACACCCATTTATTTATGTTCAGCATTTAGAAGACCCAAGAGAAACACATCATATCGACACAGAAGAATACGATAACACAAGCCTAAGAGTTAGAGGAGTAGCTGGACAATGTTGGATAAATCAACAAACACAAAGAGATAAACTACATTTAGACGAAAATACATTATGAAGCCAGCTATAGAATTGACAAGTAAGTGTAATTTAAACTGCCAGATGTGTCCATTTAGAAAAGACGGAGGATTTAAAGATTTCGGAGAAATGGATTGGAGTTTATTTACTAAATTAGTGGACGAATTAGCTCCCTATAGTGAAGACATTATGCTTTTCAATAGGGGAGAGCCATTCTTACACCCAAAAATATATGAAGCGATTGAATATGTCGGAAAAAAAACTAGAGCAATTATCTCAACTAATGGCGTCCTTATCGATCCAGATAAATTTTATAAGACAAAAGGACAAAAGCTTCTCGTTGTATCGTTACCTGCTGGAGATGAAAAAACTTACAGAAAAATCACTGGATCAAATAGCTTCAGAAAAGTTAGAGAGAATATTGTCAGACTCCAGTTGCAAAAAGACGATCAAACGGAAATGTATGTCAAAATCGTCAGGCAACCAGAAAACGAAGGACACGAAGAAAAATTGAAAGAGTTTTGTGATATGGTTGTTGTAGTTGATGACTCAAATCAAGATAAAGGATATACAACTTGCTCTCAACCAGATATTACGCCAGTTTACAGGTATGACGGAAGAAAAGTTGTATGTTGTAGAGATATAGATGGAACTTACGAATATAATAAATATAAAGACGCTGCGAATAATAGGACTTTACCTATATGTCGTGGTTGTGGAATACAATGATATTATTCAAAAGAAAAGCAAGAAAAGAATTAATGAAAGGAGTTAATACTCTAGCTGATGCTGTTGAGGTAACTCTTGGGAATAAAGGAAGAAATGTTATTATTGATAAAGGGTTTGGTCTTCCTAAAATAACCAAAGACGGAGTAACTGTGGCTAAGAGCGTAGAGCTAAAAGAGATTGAAGGTTCTGGAGTTGAATTTATAAAACAGGCTGCACAAAAAACAAATGATATGGCTGGAGATGGAACAACAACGTCAACAGTGCTATCAAGAGAAATGGCAAAACTAGGAATGAGAAAACTTTGGAGAAAGAATCCACTAGATATTAAAAGAGAAATAGATAATAGAGTTAATGAAGTTATAAAAGAACTTAAAAGAAAAGCGAGGAAAATTAAAACCAACGAAGAAATAAAATGGGTTGCTTCTGTTAGTGCTAATGACGAAAAAATTGGAGAGATTATAGCAAACGCTATGAAGCAAGTTGGAAACGATGGAGTTATTACAGTTGAAGAAGGACAGTCGTTCGGAGTTGATAGCGAAGTAGTTAAAGGTATGAAGTTTGATAGTAGTTTAATTTCACCTCATTTTTCTAAAGAATTAAAAGATCCATACATATTGCTAACAGATAAAAAAATATCATCTGTTTCAGAGATGAGTTCAATACTTGAAGCAGTTTTAAAATCTAACAAAAAGGAGTTGGTTATAGTAGCAGACGATATAGATGGAGAAGCTTTAGCAATTTTAATTCTTAATAAATTAAAAGGTGTTATTGATGTGATAGGAGTTAAAGCACCATCTTTTGGAGAACAAAGAAAAGAAATACTTACTGACATAGCTCATTTAACTGGTGGAAGAATTGCTGGAGATGTTGATTTAAAATTTGAAGAAATGTCAATAGAAGATTTTGGTCAAGCTAGTAGAGTTGTAAATAAAAAAGAATTTACTACTATTGTCGGAGGAAAAGGAAATGTTAAAGAAAGAATAAAACATATTAAAAAAGAAATAGAAGAAGATAAAAACGATTATAGTAAAAATCAAAAACAAGAAAGGCTAGCAAGACTTACTGGAGGAGTAGCTGTGATAAAGGTTGGAGCTGCAACTCAAACTGAACTAGGAGAGAAGAAAGATAGAATAGAAGATGCAATAAATTCAGCACAATCAGCAGTCGAGGAGGGAATAGTTGAAGGAGGAGGACTCGCTTTAGCAAAAATAAGTAAAGGATTTAGTATAGTTGATAGAGCAATTTTAAAACCAAATAAAATAATTGCTAGAAATGCAGGTTTAAGAAAATTAAAAAAAGTAGATAATAGTATAGTTGATCCTGTTAAAGTAGTAAGATGTGCTTTAGAGAATGCAGCAAGTGCAGCTTCAATGTTATTAACTACTGAAGTAGTAATAAAAAAAGATGAAGATATTGTGGCTGACAACCAATTCCCGACCCAAAGCTTCTGAAATAGCGTTTAAATCATTAAACGAAACTGTTGGAGACAAAGCAGAAATAATAGTCTGTAACGATGAGAAAATGGAGGGACACGCTTATAACTTTAATAAAAGTTTGTCTAATATAGGTTTTGATGACGATATAGTTAAATGTGATGATGATTTTGTTTTTTACGACAAGGATTGGTTAGATAAGTTTAAAAAGCAAATGGATAAAAATACTGCTGTCTGTTATGGAAAATATGGAAACCACTGGGGAGGATTGATGATGATACCTAAAGAGATTTTGAGAGAATTAGGATATATGAATGAGGAGTTTGGCAAGTATGGTTATGCCGATGTGTTATATAGAAGCAGAATATTGAGAGCAGGATTTAAAATACATACAATAGATAGCTTGCATATATTACACGATGACGATAATCCACAGCCAGAATTTAAAAATACTATCTCAAAAGAATTAGCAGAAGAAAGAGCAAGGTTGGTTTCAAAAAATAAGAAAAAATATGACATAATGTGTGGGGATTTAATTGTTGATAAAAGAAATGTAAAAGTTTATTATGACAAATATAAAAAACCAAATGAAGATATACCTAGCGTTCGACTTCGATTACGAAAAAGATTATCACGTGTGGAAAAAGATAGCTCGTTATATTGATGTTCCAGTAACATTATTTCTAACGGGACACGTTCACCCAGAAGAACCTATTGAGTTAACAGATAATATTCAAATAGGGAATCATAGTTTCGAACATAAGGAGTGGTATGATATACAGGACGCAGAGAAAGCTGGCGATATGATGAAAAATCACGAGTTTTTAGAGGAGAAATACGGAATAACCCCAACAGTTTACAGGAGTCCACATCTCAGAATGAGCAAATGGGTGGATAATTTTATGAAGAAGAAAGGTTATAAAAGAGAAATGGAATGTGCAGAATGTATATGGTGTCCTCCAATGGAACACGCACATCTTAAAAAATATTTCAGTTCACATCATCATTTTGGACCACATCCCTGTCATAGAAAGTTTGAGGAGGCGTTTCAGTTACTATGTGAAAAAGGAAAAGATTTTACTTTTTTCTTAGATCCGAATCATTTTGAAACAGAAGAAAGAGTTGAGTCGTTGAAAAATTTAATTAGCATAGGTAAAGATTTTGGGGAGTTTAAAAAATTATGAAAATAGGATATTTGATAGGGTATTTAGTAGGTATAATTTTAGTAGCATCATTTTTTATGGGGTGCTTTAAGGAGATTTTTGGATGAAAAATTATAATGAAATAAAAAACGACTTCAATCGAGAAGCAATAAAACCAAATGGAATGTTCTCTAAAGAAACAGAGTGCGACAGGCTGTCAGTGGCTTATTTAAGGGAAATTATAGACTCTAGTATGCACGTTTTAGAAATAGGTTGTGGTATGGGAAACGTTATTAAGGCTTTAGGTTGTTATCAATATGGAATAGATATTTCAAATGAAATGATAGCTAGATGTGGAGAAGGAAAATTTCTTGTTGGTAATATGGATGAGTTACCATATGAAGACAATAAATTTGATTTAGTTTTTATGATAATGACTCTTCAGCAATCACTAGATAGAAGAAAGACTTTATCAGAAATGAAAAGGGTTACCAAAAAAGGAGGAACTATGATTATAATTGATGGCGATAAGGATTCAGCAATAGGCAAAAAAAGAGAAGAAGAAATGAAGGCTGGAACTTGGGAAACTTGCGGACAAGCAAGATGGTTGAGTGCTAAAAATTTTAAAGGTTGGGAGATTGACCATCTCGCACCTCATATTTTAATTATTAAAAAAATAAAATGAAAATACTCGTAACAGGGGATCAAGGGTTTATAGGAAAACACTTGGTAAAAAAATTAGAAGAAAGAGGACACGAAGTCGTTGGATTAGACATTGTGAACAATCAAGACATCACAGATCCAAAGCACGTGGGAGAGGCAATGAGTGGTTGTGATTATTGCTTCCATTTAGCAGGACTATTGGGAACACACGAATTAGTTGACAACACAGCTAAAGCAGCCGAAGTAAACATCATAGGAACAATTAATGTTCTTGATGCTTGTGTATTAAACAACACAAAACTAATCGAAATATCTAAACCCAATGTTTGGATAAATACTTATTCAATCACAAAAGAAGCTTCGGAGAAATTTACAGAAATGTATCGTATAGAACACGGACTCAAAGCAGCAGTGGTTAAATGGTTTAATGTATATGGAACTGGTCAGCCATTATTTGAAGAAATAGGATATAAAAAAGCAGTTCCTACTTGGATTGTTGATGGATTACAAGGAATAGATATTGAAATTTATGGAAATGGAAAACAAACTATGGATTTAATTCACACAGAAGATACAGTTGATGCTACTATTGCTATAATGGATAATTTTGAAAAATGTGAGGGTGAAATCTTTGAAGTAGGAGCAGAAGAAGTTGAAACTAATAAAGTTGCAGAAATGATTAGAGATTTAACAGGAGGAGTTTCAGAAATAAGACACGTTCCTATGAGAAAAGGAGAAGTTTCAAACACTAAATTAAGAGCAGATTTAAGTAAAATTGAAGAATATACTGGCTGGACACCTAAAGTTCCTTTGGAAGAAGGAATGAAAGAGTGTGTTGACTGGTATGAAAAAAAATATGTTAAAACCAACAAAGGGTAATATTGTCCTTTCGGTAATCGAAAAAGATATTAAAACAAAAGGTGGAGTTTTCTTACCTGGAAAAGAAAATAAAAAAGAATTACGATATGAAGTCGTAGCAGTAGGAGAAGGTGTAAGTGTTGAAGAGGGAACAACTGTGTTCGTATCTGCTGGATCACCAGTATCTTACAAAGGAGAACCATATCTTATAACTAACGAGGAATCAATATTAGCAACTGTGTAATATGGCAAAGTTATCAGCGTTATATGTAGTTAAAGACGAGGGAGAGCTACTTCAAAAAAGTATAAATTTTATATATCCATATGTTGATGAAATTATAGTTATAAATATGGGAGAAGTAGTTGATTTAATTGGACCAAAGATTAAAGTTTATGGATTTACTTATTCTGAACCTCTTGATATGGGAGCAGCGAGAACCAAATCACTTGAGAAAGCGACAGGTGATTGGTTCTTGCAAGTTGACGCTGATGAGTTTTATCCTGAAGAATCAATTAAAAAGATAAGAGAATTTGTTGATAATCCTGGAGATGCTATAAGTGCAAGAGTTAAATATTATAATGTAGCTTGGAGATGGGGATATGTAGAGCCAATCGAACATTATCCTGATAGATTGTATAAACGAGAAGTTGTAGAGAAGTATCACGGAGTTCTTCCGTTGGATATGACAATAGTAAAACCAGAATATAGACTCGTTAAACAAAAAGGTAAAGGTATAGAAGGAGTATTAGAATACGATAATGTCGATGATAGAAGCTTTGAACATCCCCATCAACCTATTTTAAAAGATATACATTTTTATCATTTAGCTAGAGGGAGAGGATATAATTTCGAGTTAACTAAGCGTAGAAAGTATGAGAAGTTCACACATCCAACTAGACCAGATGAAGATAATGAGAGAAACGCAAGGTGGAATCAATGGGTGAATGGATTATATCCAATGGAGAAGCACGACTACCCAGATTCTATACCACCAAGATTTATACCTAACCCAAAAGTATCAGTAATAATTCCTAACTATAATTATGGTAAATACATTGAAAACGCAATCCAAAGCGTTAAGGCACAAACTTATAAACCACACGAAATCATTGTTGTTGATGATTGTTCTACAGACAATTCTGTGGACATTATATCTAAGCATAAGGACGTTACACTTCTTGTCCAATCTAGCAATCAAGATGTTGCTGTTGCTCGTAATCGTGGTATTGAGTATTCCACTGGTGATTATTTCATATTGCTTGATGCTGATGATGCACTTAGGGAAGATTATATCGAAAAGACTGTTGCGGAAATGCAAAAAGGAGACTGCGAAGTAGTTTATACAGATATGAAAATGATAGGAGATTGTGAAGTAGAACATCATAAGTTTCCTGATTTAGATTTAAAACAATTATTAGAAGCTCAACTTATGCCAAGTGCTTGTGGATTATTTGATAGAAGATGTTATGACCCATACGGAGGATTTGATCCAGAAGCAAACTATGAAGATTGGGACTGGTGGTGTAATCTAGCTATACAAAAGAAGTTTAGATTTAAACACATTAAAGAACCATTATTTATTTACACAAGGAAACAAGGAAGTAGAATTGCAAGACTAGATGAGAAAATGGAGTTTGGAAGGAAACAAATTAAAGAGAGATATGGAGGGCAATTATGAAATTTACAATTAGGATTATATGTCCAATGTGTAGAGCAACTATGAGAGTAATATCTCTCGAAGTAGCAAAATGTCCAAAGTGTAAAGAGAAGGTAAAAATTAAAAAAGGGTAGTGGTGAACTATCACTACCCAAAACAAAATGAGAGTAGCATACGTTTTAAATCATCTAATACTTTGTGGAGGAGTAATTGTCCCATTTGAACATTGTAGTTATCTTAGAAAAAAAGGAATTAACGCTGCAATATATGCTAATGGAGGCAATAAAGATTTAGAAAATAGATACCCAGATGTTCCAGTTTATGGAACACATAGATTAAATGATTTCACTGATGACGATGTAATAGTAGCTGTCTGGTGGATGCAAGTTCCAGAGTTAGAACATCTTAAAGGTAGGAAGATTCAATTTGTTCAAGGAAATGATTTAGAAGCATATATCGGAGACGATTTAAAAGCTCAATGTCAAACAATAAGAAATAATGTTAATTGGGAAATAATGGCAGTATCTGATTATGCTGGAAAGTGGACTAACAGAGATTATACTGTAATACCAAATGGAATAAATAAGATATTCTTTAATAAAATAAGCATTGAAAGAGATATAGATGCTTTAGTTGAAGGTAATGATGAACCAAATAAAAATATAATGTATTCGATAAATGAAGCCAAGAAGGATGGTCATAAAAAAATAGTATGGTTTGGAAGACAAACTAAACCAATCGAAGGAGTAGAATGTATAGATAATCCATCATTAACGGATATACATAAATTATATTACAGATCAAAACATTTTTATAAGCACTCTAAATCAGAAGGATTTTGTTTGCCGATAGTTGAAGCTAAAGTTTGTGGATGTGAAATACATACTTGGGATCAAGGAAATAAACTAGACTTAGATAATTTAGAAAAATATAAGTGGGATAATATAATAAATGATTTATGCAAATATCTAAAGAAGAACAAAAAATAATAGAAAAATACAGGGAATTAAAGGATTTTGGCTACGGAGAACTCAAAGTAAAAGTTCAAGATGGAGAAATAATGATTATAGACTTGACAACCAGAGAGAAAGTATGCTATAATGGATATACAAAATAATTTAGCTTTATTTTAGTCTGACTGAAAACCAGAGGACTGCTTGTTTAAGTAGCCCTCTTTTTATATTTAAAAAAACTATGGACAAAAAAAATAATGTAGGAATTGCTTTAGATAGAGCAATGAAAACTACAAAGGAGAATAAAAGGTTAGACGCAAAAAAGAACAGAACTTACATCGGTAGAACTGGTGGTAAGGGTTCTTCAAAATTGGCTAGAGATGTAGTCGATGGTAATATGTCAACTAAAACAACTTAATTTAAAATTTATGAAGGAAAAACCAAAAGTATCAGATAAAGGTTGCGTTGGTAAATACAACAAAGACCTAAATGGTGTAAAAAAGACAAATGATGGTGGTGGAGTCAACATAAAAGAAAATATTGGCAAAGCTAAGAGTAAAACAAGAAAGTCTAAAGGACCAAGACAATAATGAAACATAATGGCAAAAGTAGGGAGACCGCTAAAATTTGAAAGCGTAGAAGAACTCGAGAAGAAGATCAACGAGTATTTTGACAAGACTCCAAAAACAGAAATAACTATAACAGGACTAGCTTTAGCACTTGACACATCAAGAGAAACATTGTGTAACTATGAAAAGAAAGATGAATATTTTGACACAATAAAAAAGGCAAAAGATAAAGTTCAATTAGAATATGAATTAGATCTTAGAAGAAAAGGAAGAAGTGGTGATATATTCGCATTAAAGAATTTTGGTTGGAAAGATAAAATAGAACAAAAAATAGATGCAGATGTAAAAACTTATGACTGGGGAAACTATGGAGAAGATAACAATATACAATCCGAGACTGTGGACGAAGAAACTTCACGAAGGGAAGGAGAGATGGAAAGTAATAGTAGCTCATAGAAGAAGTGGAAAAACAGTTGCAAGTTTAAATCATCTTATAAGAGATGCAATGTTAGTGAATGAAAGCAGATACGCATATATAGCACCAACCTATAAACAAGCAAAGAATATAGCTTGGGATATATTAAAGAAATATTGCAGAAAGATAGAAGGAGTAGAGTTTAATGAATCGGAATTAAGAGCAGACTTTTTAAATGGTTCAAGAATAACATTATACGGAGCAGATAACCCAGACGCACTTAGAGGTATAGCATTATGGGGAGTAGTATTTGATGAATACTCGCAACAACCATCAAATATATTTACAGAGATTATAAGACCAGCTCTAGCAGATCATAAAGGATATGGAATATGGATAGGAACTCCTAAAGGTAAGAATGATTTTTATAGATTATATGAACAAGGCAAAGATGATAAGAGTTGGTTATCATTATTGCTAAAAGTTTCAGATACAAACCTTATAAGTCAAGAAGAACTTGATGATGCAAGGAAGATAATGACAGAAGATGAATATAATCAGGAATGGAATTGTAGTTTTGAAGCAAGCATAAAAGGAGCATATTATGCAGAACAAATAAATCAGGCAAGAAAAGAAGAAAGAATTAAAGATATACCATACTCATCAGCAATACCAGTTCATACTTGGTGGGATCTAGGAGTAGGAGATTCAACAGCAATAGGATTCTTTCAAAGAGTAGGTCAAGAATGGAGAATGATAGATTATTACGAAGCATCAGGAGAAGGACTACAACATTACATTAAAGTTTTAAAAGAAAAGAATTATGTATATGGGGAACACTATGCCCCACACGATATAGAGGTAAGAGAATTTAGCACAGGAGCTAGTAGAAAGACGACAGCACAAGGATTAGGAATACATTTTAGAATAGCTCCAAATCTTTCAGTTGACGATGGTATTCAGGCAGTAAGAACGAAGTTTAGTGAGCTATTTATAGACGAAAAGAAATGTGCAAGATTTATAGACTGTATAAGTCAGTATCGTAAAGAATGGGATGATAAGTTAGGAGAGTTTAAAAACAAGCCATTACACGATTGGACTTCACACGCAGCAGATATGTTGAGGTATTGGGCAGTAACTCCAGACTTCGGCAACATAATAATTAAATCTAAATACTAATGATTTCACAAAGTAAAATAGAAGAAATAGCAAGAGATGTGATTGAAAATCATAGAGACTCTATTTGGACTATCAGAGAAAGATGGCTCAATTTAATAGATAGATACGAGAATAAGATAAGACCAGGTTCTATTACAGAACAAACAGAGTCTAAAGCTCCAATGGGAGGTTCTTTTGCAATAGTAGAGAACACTATACCAAGACTATTATCAAGAAACCCAATTTATAAATATTTAGCAAGAGAAAGAAGCAATGTTCCAGCTCAAGAAATTTATGGAGAGTTTTCAGAATACCAGTGGGAACAAGCAGATGCACAAGAGAGAGTTAAAACAATAGCAAGATGGGCTTTAGTAACAGGGTTAGCAGGCTGGAAGATGGGATGGAAAGAAGAAAAGCTTATTCGTAAAAAGAAAGGTAAAGAAGTATTAGGAATAAAGGTTACTAATCCTATAATGGTTAAAGCTTTAGGAAAGGTTGGTAAAGATATTAAAGTTGATGTAGAAGATGTTATAGCTAACTACACAATTACTCCAATTAGTCCTGGAGACCTTATATGGAACATAGATGCCATTGAAAGAGATGATATAAGAGTATTTGGACATAAGACAAAGAAAAAACTAAAAGAGATAAAAGCACAAGGATTTAACATTGATAACTTACAATTAGAGGTTATTAATTCAGATGACTTTCAGAGAAGAATTAACGATATGGATGGGCTAGACAATAATGAGATGCACGCAATGGCAGGAGAAGAAATAATCGAAGTAGCTGAACTATATGTTAAGGCTATGAACAATCAAGGAGTGTTCGAGAATTTCGTTATTCATATGGGTAATATAAGGAATGGTAAATCAGTAACGATAGCATTTTCAGAGAATCCTTTTGATAAACAATTTATCCCAATGGGAGTTTTCAGACCAATTAGAAGATTAGGAAAGTTCTATGGATATGGAATGATTGAACCAACAGCAGGGATAATAGATGCAGAAGAAGATAGTATGAATATAGCTTTAGAAGCATTATGGGTGGCTACTACTCCTCCAATGGAGTATAACCCTCAAAACATACTAAACATAGATGATTTCAAGTATGGACCAAGAAGTTTAATGGCAGTTAGAGAGTTAGGAAATAGCGTAAGTGTAACTCAAACTCCAAATATAAACACAAATTCAGTTCAAGCATTACAACAAATATTAGAGAGAAGTAAACAGAACGCATCAGGAATAACTGATTTCCAAACAGGAGCTCAACAAGAAAAAGGACAAAAGACTCTGGGAGAAGTAAGAATAAAGACAGCCGAGTCTAATGCAAGAATAGCAATGATACTAGAAGCTTTAGAAAAGGAAGTATTAGAGCCTATCGGTAAGATGGCTTTGAATATGAATAAACAGTTCCTAGCAGATCAGAAAGAAGTATTCTTTAGGGTATTAGGCAAGAAAGGTGAAATATTAGAAAAGAAGATTAAATATAAAGATATTGAAGCAGTTAAGGATTTATCAATATATGCAGGTTCAACACCGTTAGTAGAACAGCAAGCAGAGCTTAATAAGTGGTTAGGATTATTAAATCAAGCTACACAAGAAGCTCAATTACCACCAGGAATAGCAGTTCCTATTGATAGAGAACCAATCTGGGATAACTTACTTGTTAAGGGAATGTTAGTTAAAGATCCAGAAACATATGTCCCAAGCTTAAAAGAAAGAGAAGAAGAGGAAGTAAGTGGCAATGTAGCTCAATTAGAAGATGCTAAGAGTGAGAACAGAAAACCAGAAACAGCTAGAGTTCTCAACACAGATAATCACGCAATTCATATTAAGATACATAATGCAGCAATAGAAGCAGGTGGTATGGATTCAATACCATATACACCAGAGCAATTACAAATATTAACTACTCATAGAGACGACCACGTCAGAGTTTCAGGGGGAGTAGTTCCTTCATACGCTGAAGGAGCTGAACAAGGAATAGCTCAGGCGGTTGGTATGACTCAACAACCAAATGTTACAGGACCTCAAGGAACTCCTCAACAAGGAATATAATTGTGCAAAGGAGATAGGGGAGTTATTAAAAGCAAAGACAGACGCAGAGAAAGTATCAATAGCTAACAAAATGATAGCTAAGGTAGAAGCAGTTAATGACCTAAATTTTAATGTTTTACAACTATTAAAAGAAAATGATAGGAAAAACAAACAAAAGGATAATGACAGTGGGGGAAGCGATGGGGCTAATTGAGAGATATATGGAGAAAAGAGGTTATGAGAAATATAAGAGTAGTTACAGAAAAGGCGAAGAGATTAAGATGTATGACCCAAACACAATAAATAAAAAAATGATTCAGTTAAGAGATAGATATTAATTCATAAATCGTGTTCGGTAGGCACGTAAAAGACTATCGTAAACTATGAATGAAGAAAAAAAAGGCGTAGAGGGAGAAGTCGAGACTCCTACTGTCCCGCCAACAGAGAACAACGAACAAGCACCTGTTCAAGAGGAAACTCAAGAACCCGTCAGTGAAGACGTTAAAACAGAGGAAGCTGATGTTGAGAATAAAGCTGCTCAACTCGCTAATATCCAAAAAGCTATCGAAAAAGAAAACGAGAAGCTTAGGAAAATTAGAGAGGAGAAGAAAGAAGCTTTAAATCAACCAGTTCAGGAAACTGAACAGAAGCCAGTTCAAAGCAATGAACCATCAGTAGAGCAACAGTTCTACGACAACATTAATTTAACTAAGTTAAATAACAAAATGTTGACTGATCCATCTTTTAGAGAAAGAGCAGACCTAGTAAAACACGAAATGGAAACTACAGGAAAATCTTTAGAAGATGCTGATAATGCGGTTCTAGCTAGAGTTTTGAGAGAAGCTCAAAGTGAACAGGCTAGTAATCAAATTCAGCAAATAACACCGACTGCAGAACAGACATCTCAACCACAACCAGATAGTATTCGTGGTGATAAAGCATTTGAATCAGTATTAGAGGGTAAATCCCCAGAAGCCAAAGAATATAAGGATATAATGAAAGAAGTTGGAATGCCTGGATTGTAGAGGTTATAAATTAAATGTCAAATTTAGTCGATGCGGTAACAAGTATCAACGAGGCTGTTCAGATACCAGAGTTTTGGTCGAAATTTGTAGTAGAGTTTCGAGAAGCAAACTTGGTAGCAGCTAAGTTCTTTATGGACTTCTCTTCTGATGTAACAGAAGGTGGAGATAAAATCCATATCCCAGAATCCCTAACGAAGCAAACTCCTGCTTCATTTACAGAAGGAGAAAGATTGACTGATAAGCTTATCAGCGACACAGAAAGCGAAGTAACTATCGACCTTACTCGATACTACGTAAATCCTTTCGTAATCTCTGACAGAGCTCAAAGACAATCAGTATTTAGAGCTAAAGCTCTTCGAATGAAAAAAGCAGCTTATTCTATTGCTAAAGAAATTGACACACGTATTTTTTCTCACGCATCAAGCTTTACAACTCAAGTAGTTAATAATGGTGGAACATCTATTACTAACCTTGATATTACAGAAGCTTGGGCTAGATTGAATTCAAATGATGTGCCAATGACTGACAGACAATGGTTTATGACTCCTTTTTCAATTAAGGATTTATTTGATCTTTCAGGAAATTACTTTACTTCAGTAGATTTTTCTGATCAAAAAGGTCTAGTAAATGGTCAAATTGGTATGTTGCTTAATAGCCCAGTAGCTGTTTCAACAAATATGCCTTCAACAGCAGCAGGTTCTCCAGCGAATCCTATACGAACTAACGTATATGCTCACAGAGAAGCTATTGCACAGGCTTATCAATGGAAACCAGAAGTTCAACAATCAGAAGCTGGCGATGGTCTTACAATCGACCTTCAAGGTCAATTATGTAATGTTAGAAGTCTTTATGGCTCTAGCCTATTACGTGGTGATCACGGAGTTCAAATCAAAAGACAAGAAGCCTAATCTTATAGAGCACCTCTTAACAGGGGTGTTCAATTAAGCTTAGATTTATGAGAATGATATACAAATGTAAAAATGGTTGTCATACAATGGATGCAGAAAGCACTCCTAAGTGTCCCAGATGTAATAGTTGGATGCTTCAAGTGGGTGAAGATAACAACGATAATAGGATGGCAATGTTGAAAGAACAACAACCAGAATATCAAGGTCAAACATTAAATGGAGGAGAATATAGTGATTTATCTAAAAAAGATATTGGAAAAGCGTTTAAACACATTTATAAGAATAAAAATTTATGAGTAGAGTATTAGCAGATTACGTTACAAAAGTTCAAAATGAAGTAGATGATACTTCTTCAGGAGCTCAATCAATAATAGAAAACAACATTAAAGCCATTTACCAAGAGGTTATGATTGAAATGGGTAAGGATTTGATAGTTACTACAGTTGAAACAGAGCCAACAGTTTCAGGAACACAAGCATATACAACTGATACAGATTTTCAGGAGATGTTGTCTGTTCATTATAAGTCTCCAAGTGCATCAGATTATGTAAGAATGATACCTATTAGCGAGGAAGAATATAATGAGCTACACGTTAACCTAGATAATGATAGCCCAGTTAGATACTTCATTAAGGCTCAAAATGTGTATCTATCTCCTACTCCAAATGAAGCAGGAACACTTAGATTTAATTACATTCCGATCCAAGCTGAACTAACAGGTTCACAAGCTTCAGCTATACCAGATAGATATGATGATGTAATAGTAATGGGAGCAACTTACAGATACCAAGCTTGGGATAAAGACCCATCAGCAATAGAATACAAGAGATTATATGATGAAGCTAAACGTAAGATGAAATTAACACTAGCCACAGCTTCCGAACAGATAAAACCAGCATTTTTCAGAGATAGAAGAACTGTTCGATTGGCTGAATTAAGATAATGCCATTTATACCAAGAAACAATCCAGTTCACAATATTCCAACATTAAGAGGGGGATTAAATGATAGACAAGAATCAGATGAGATAAAAGATTGGGAGATGGCTGATTGTGAAAATTTTACCATTGAGGAAGACTCAATCAAATCAGCTTTTGGATATGTTGATTATGATAATGGAAGCAATGCTGGTCCATATTACGGAATATTTCAATTAAAATTATCAGATGGAACGCAAGCATTATTAAGACATAGAGGAACAGTTTTAGAGTATGATTCAGATGGAACAGGAACGTGGGTAGAATGCACATTGCCAACAACAGGAAGTCCAGCTACTACTATAAGTTTAGCTGAAACATTATCAACATTTGCACAGTTGAACGATACTATATTATTTGCAGACGGAACTAATATATTATCATCAACAGATGGAATTAATTGGACAGATAGAAGTGCAACTTTACCAGTATGTAGTGTTGTTTTCAATAATGGAGCGAATAGAATTATATTTACAAAACAAGCATCCGCACCTTACAGAATAGATTGGAGTGATATAAATGACCCATTAACTGTTGATGCAGCATCTTATCAGTTAATAGACCCAAATTCTAATGGAATAATAATGGGAATGGGTAAAACTCCAGACGGAACTAATCTTGTATTCAAAGAAATGGGAATTTATCAGATTTCTTCTTACGCAACAGATGGTCTTATTGATGTTAACTACTTAGGGTCAGCTACTTGTGGAAGTCATCAGTCAATCGTAACTACAGAAGATTCAGTTATTTGGATAGGACAAGCAACAGTATATGAGTATATAAATGGAATAATTAGAACAATATTTGGAAATATAAAACAGACAGGTAGAAACGTAGTCCCAACAGGAACAGCAGTAGCAACATATCTTAATGACATAGTTTATTTATCAATACCAGATGCTGATGTTTCAACACTATACAATGCTCAAGAATATTTATTTTATAAGAAATTATCAACAGGAGATCCGAAACAACCTTATCCAATTACTAGAAATAGAAGATACTTTGGTTGTTATGGAATAGAAGACTTAGACTTAGGAGGAGGATATAGACTTATATCAATATATGGTGGAGATTCAAGATTAACAGCTACAGGAAGTCCAGCAGTGCCAAATGACCTATTTGTATTCCAAAATTCATTTAGAGAAGAGATATACGCAGGAGGACTAAATGGTGAAGCTCAATCTTGCTTCTTAGTAACAAAGTATTTCACAGACGATATTCCTTTCTATGTTAAGAGATTTAAAAAGATATTTACCGATTTTAAAGTAGAGGACACAACTACAATAACAATAGGATATAGATTTTTACCATATGGAACTTTTAATGAAACAACAGTAACAGTTACATCAGACGACCTAGACTTTAAAGAAGGATTTGGATTTGACGAAGGATTTGGATTTTCACTAGAAACAATAGGACAGCTTTTTACAGACATAGAGAACACAGAGAAACCAAGAGGAATACAATTTAAAATATCAAGTAATCAAGTAAATGACGTAACTTTACTAGGACTAGCTTATCAGTTCCGAGTAAAGAATAAGTTTAAATAATATGGCAGGAAATCAAATAAACTTAAATTTCCCAGACTCAACCTATTCGGCAGCTAATAAGCCTAGTGTTGTTACATTACAGGGAGATTTAACAGCAATAGAAACAGCAGTAAATGCGATAGATACGCAAATGCTGGAAAAAGATGGTTCAGTCGCTATGACTGGCGACTTACCAATGGGGGGAAACAAAATAACTGGAGCTGGAGCTGGTTCAGCAGCTACAGATGGAGCAACAATAGGAGGAGCTGAAACTCTTACTAACAAAACTCTTACAAGTCCAGTATTAAACACGCAAGTTACTGGAACAGCAGTCTTAGACGAAGACGATATGGCTTCTGATAGTGCAACTCAAATAGCTACACAGCAATCTATTAAAAAGTATGTTGACGACAATACTAGAGGAACTACTAGGTATAAAATGGTTATGGCTTCTGAAATGTGGGAATCAGCAACTAGCGGTTCTTCAGCTATAACAAATCAGGAATTTGCAGCAAATGGAATAGATTACAGATACCTAGCTTTTGACCCTACATCAGCAGAGTATGCCCAGACAATGATTACATTACCTCCAGACTGGAATGCGGGGACAATAACTGTTCAGTTCTTCTGGTATACAACTGGAGCTAGTTCATCAGCTAGTGTAGTTTGGGGAGCTCAAGCAAGAGCAATTGGAAATGGAGATTCAATAAATCAGGCTTTTGGAACAGCTCAAGAAGTAACAGATACATCAGCTTCTACTAATACTATGTATATATCACCAGAAACAGCAGCAATAACAGTCGATAATGCTGGAGCAGGAGAGCCTATTCAAGTTAGAGTTTATAGAGACCCGACTGATGGAAGTGATAATTTAACTCAAGACGCTAAACTTCTTGGAATTAAGATAACATACACAATAAACTAATGGTATTTCAATTAAAACCGACACAATTCAATAATTTCAAAGGAAAGGTAGCGAAAGCTTTAGGAAGACCTAGAAGATGGAATGACGCTCAAAGATTTGCAGTTCCTAGTTATACCACAACAGAAAGAGATGCTTTAGATGCAGTAAATGGAATGATACTCTACAATACAACAACTAATAAATTACAAGCCTATGAGAATGGTGCGTGGGCTAATATAATATAAAAATATGGGAACACTAGAAAAACAAGCTGCTTCACAGCAATATAGAAGTCAACTGCTAGATTTAGGTGTTAGCAAACAAGACGTTTCAAGACAAAATGTCGGTCGTTTTATTGATCCTCAAGAATTTCAGCGAATAAAGTCTGGATTTCAAGGAGCTCAAATACAACAAGGATTTCAAAACCTAGCTTCACAGCAGTATCAATTTGATCCTCAAAAGTTTTTACCTCAAATCCAGCAACAAGCTGCATCAATTTATGACCCTCAACAACAGCAATTACAAGCGTTAGCTGAACTTCAACAAAGACAAGCTGAGCAAGCTAAGGTTACGACTAGAGAAGATTTCGCAAGGCTTATGGAGAGAGAAACTGAAGAAATAAATCGTAGAGGAGCTTTCTTTGGTGGTGGAGCTATTGAAGCTGGTCAAAGACTAGGAGTTGAAGAAGCAAGACAATTAAGAGATATTGAATTACAATCACAAGCTGAACAAGCTGGATTCTTAGCTCAACAAGCTGGATTAAGTGCTGCACAAGCTCAATATGTCCAACAAAGATTAACAGAGTCTGAATCAAGTGCTTATGCTAGATTTGTCGATAACAGGAACTTTATGATGAGTCTAAATCAAGAACAGCGTAGAATTTTTGAATCAGATAGACAATTTGCTGAAGATGTAAGACAATTTGGACTTAACTATGCTCTTGATGAACGAAGAGTTGAGTTATCAGAAAAAGAATACGAAGATGCTAAAATACCGAGCCAACCTAATTATCAGCATTACGAAGTAGGAGGTAAGATGTTTACTTTTGACCCAGCCACTGGACAATCTATCCAAACAGGTTCTTACCCATATAAAACAGGTAGCACAAGCACAGGAACTTGGACTACTAAATATCATCCGCAAACTGGCAAGCCAATGTATCAAACTAACTCTAAAACAGGAGAAATAAGAGAATTATAATGGCTAAAAAAAAGAAAAAGAAATTAAGACCTGGTGAATCCTATACAAGAGAGAATAGACCACCTGGAGTTTCTAAAAGAGAATGGGACGAGGCTAGACGTAAAGAAGGTTTAGATCCACGTGCTAAATTCTTTGAAGACCCAGCTAAAAGACGTCAAGCTCAATTATCTCAAAAAGAAAAGGAAGAAGCAGAGAGATTTGTAGAGGAATACCAAAGACAGCAAGTCAGACAACCTGACGCTATTCAGCAACCCCAACAACCGCAAAGTCCCTTTCAAATTCAACCTCAAGCTACCCCATTTCAAGTTCAACAACCTCAGATGAGTATGGCTCTAACCCCAGAAGAACAGGAACAAGCTGATAGATTTACTAATGAACTTAAAAATGTTCAAGAAAGAATATCTCAATTAGACCCAGATGTTAGTTGGGAAGATGCTGCTATGCAATTAAGAGAACAGGGAGTTAATGTTGAAAGAGGTAGTGTAGCAGATATGGTTTTAAATAGAACTTTTCAACCTAAAGGATTTGATAGATACACTCAAGCTTTAGAAAAGGAAGAAGAAGCAGAACAAGATAAAGGACTGCTTCAAAGATTTAAAGAGTTTGGTAGAGAAAAAATAGTTCCAGCTATGGAAAGATTTGAGAAAGCTACTGGCAGAGAAAAGTTAGAAAAAATAAAAGGAGTTCGTGGTAAAGTAGCTGAATTTTTAACTGAACCAACAGAAGAAGCAAAACAAGCTGATATAGAAACAGAAAAAAAATTAGATGAAGTCAAGAAAAGATTTGAAGCTGGAGAATTAACAGAAGAAGAATATGCTAAAGAATTTAAAAAAGTAGGGTTACCTTTAAGAGGTGCTGCTGAAACTGCTGTAAGTTTCGCTGAAATTGGAGGAATAAAAAATATATTTAGGCAAGGAATAAAAAAAGCTATAAAGGCTACAACTAAAAAACAAGCTGGAGAGGCTCTTATTGAATTAGGTCTTAAAAAGACAGAACAAAATATATCAAGAGTAGTTAAAGCAAAAAATGCTCAAACAATAGAGGATTTAATTAAAATTTCTCAAAAAAATGAAACCATAGCTAACAGACTTACAAATAAAAGAGAAGAGATAATGGATTTCGTAGGCGAAGGTAAAATGGATTTAGAAGACTCACTAGATGCAGACTTTATTGTTGAAAGACTTAAAGGTGAGAAACCTAGTTCAGAAGATTTACAAGCAGGTGAGGAATTTCTTAAAAAACTAGAAGACTTAAAAGTAGCTAGAAAAAAAGAAGCAGCTAAACAAGTAGAACTAGATAAAATAGGAATAGCTAAAAGAGAAGCAGAGACTCTAAAGAAAGAAAAAGCAGTATCAGAAGTTAAGGAGTTTATTGAAGGTAAACCTAAAGCAATAGAATCAGACATAGCTAAAGCTAAAGCAGAAGGTAAGAGCTTTGATGAGTTTGTGAATTATTTGCCAGTTGGTGGTAGAGGAAGACAATATGGAAAAGGAGAAGCGTTCCATTTTGTTGAGAATAAAAAAACTCTCAGCGAGTTATCGGATGTTGAGTTAAAAGAAATTGGATTTGAGAAAGGATTACCAAGTGAGATAATATTGTATAGAGGTTCGCCTGATAAAAATCTTGTTCCAGGAGATTTTCTTTCTACTGTAAGAAATATGGCTGGGCAATATGGAGGGGGAAACTTAAGAAAGTATAAACTAAAACCAACTGAAATTACAGCCACACCTGGAAACAGTAAGACTATATTTCTTTATAAAGGTGATATAGATAAAACCAAATCCCAACTTAAACAACTATGGGATAAATCTAAAACTCCTACAGAATTTATCAAACCTAAAGAAAGAGGATTCATTAGAACAGTTAAGGAAGCTAAAAAAACACCAGAAGCTATAAAAAAAGGTGTAAGTAGTGAATACGACAGAATAACTAATCCTGAAACACTAAAACAAGCTAGAACTACAATAGCTGAAGATTTTGAAGGAGCAGTTGCAAGAGCTAAGAAGGAAACTGCACTAACTACTAAGATTCAAGCTGAATCTTTAGAGCTTATAGAAGAACTCCAAGCTAAAGGAAGATATGACGATGCTATTGATATTATTGAAAAAATGTCTGAAAGAGCAACTGAAGGTGGACAAGCTACTCAAATATTAGCTGCGTATAATCGTTTAACACCAGAAGGAGTTGTTAAGTTTGCTAGTGATACTATAAGAAAGGCAAGAAAGGCTAGTCCTAGTAAGTATGGCAATTTAAAATTAAGTTCAAAAGACGCTAATAGACTTAGAAGAATGGCTAAAAAATTAGAAGGACTTACTGGTGATGAGAGAATAGATGCTACTAGAGAAATGTTAGATGAAATATCAAGACTTGTTCCAACTCCAACAGCTAGAAAAATTACAACACTTTGGAAAGCTGGATTACTTACTGGAATTAAAGGAGCAGTTGGGGGTAATACAGTTGGAAATACAACTATGGCTGGTTTAAAGAAATTATCTGATGCTCCAAGTGCTACGATCGACACAGCTATTTCAACATTTACAGGAAAGCGAGCAAAAGCCTTTACTATGAGAGGTATGTTAGGTGGTTTTGGAGAAGGAATACAGGAGGGACTTAAAAACTTAAAAAAAGGAGTAGGAGCTCAAGAATTAGCGACTAAACTTGATTATAAAAAAGCTTTCTTTTCAAAAACTAAACTAGGAAAAGCAGCTCAAGAATATACAGATTTTGTATTCAATTTTTACTCAGCAGCTGACAGACCATTCTATCATTCAGCACTTAAAAATAATCTCTACGAATTAGCAGAGGTAGAAGCTAAAAATAAAGGATTAGTGGGAGATGCAGCGGAGAAATTTATAGACGATTTAGTTAAATCTCCAACTGATGAAATACTTACTAAAGCTCACGATGAAGCTCTTAATAATGTTTTCCAAAACAAGAACTTAGTAGGACAAGGTCTATCAGGATTAAAAAAAGGAATAAAAACAGGAGATACAGCAGTAGGAGAAATAGCAAGCGAAGGACTATTACCTTTTACAGGTGTTCCGTCATCTATTGCAACAGCAGTGCATAATTACTCTCCAACTGGAGCAGTAGCAGGTGTTTGGAAAGCTATAAATTCAGCTAAGAATGGTGGATTTACTCAAGCAGCCCAAAGAGAATTAGCAGACGCACTAGGAAAATCTATAACTGGAACTGGTTTAATTTGGCTTGGAATGAAATTAACTAATTCAGGTCAAATGACACTTGGTTATCCAAAGGATGCTGGAGAAAGGTCATTATGGGAAAAAGAAGGAAAACAACCTTACTCAATTAAAATAAATGGTAAATGGCGTTCTTTAAATTATACTGGACCAATAATGTCATTATTAACTCTAGGAGGAGCAATTAAAGAAGAAGGTTTAGCAAAAGGAATTTTAACTGGAGTCGGAGCTATATTAGGAAGTTCTCCACTTCAAGGAGTTCAAGGATGGATGGATGCAGTAACCGATCCACAAAGATATGGAGATAGTTATGTTAAAAATCAATCTAGTTCTATTATACCTACTATTGTTAAAGATATTGCAGTAGCGTTAGATGCAACAGATAGAGAAAAAAATACTATAACAGAAGCTATACAGGCTAAGATTCCAGGACTTAGAAATATGTTACTACCTAAACGAGATATAACAGGAGAAGAAATTGAGAGGAAAACTGGACCAGCTGGAGCTATAATTGACCCTTTTAAATCTAGTAAAGCAAAAACTGATTCAATGACATCAGAGCTAAGAAGATTACAAGACGCTGGCTTTGGACCAACACTAGCTAAGTTAAGCGAAGATGTTTATGTAAATGGCAAAAAAATAGAACTATCACCAGAAGAATTAGATACATACGAAAGAGTTAGTGGAACTTTAGTAAAAACATTATTACCAGAAATGATGGAATTAGATTATTACAAAGGACTTGATGACGAAGGCAAGAAAGATATGATAAATGATGTTATAAATTCTATTCGTAAATCTGCTAGAGCTGAATTATTTGGAGGTGAAGCTCCTAACTTAGAAGCACAGGAAACTATAAAAGGTCGTGCTAATTATGAAAAAATTCAATCATTATATGATGCAGGAAAAGAAAAAGAAGCCGATGCTCTAGTAGAGAAAATGTCTAATAAAGAATATGCTGCTTATACTTCAGCAAAAACTTCAGCAAAAAGGAGAAAAACAGAAGCAACTCAAGAAAAATATAAAAGCCAAGTCGATCAACTTGTAAAATTATATTCAACTGGTGAATATAAAGGAGAGGATGCGATATTAAATACAATACCAGACGAAGATTTACCAGCAGTTATGTCGAAAGTAAAAAGCCAATTAAAATATTATGACTAAATTTCATCCTGAAAAAGGAGAACTAACAAAAAAAGGGAGAAAATTTAATCCACTAACAAATAAAGTGGAAGATGTTTATGTTGATAAAACAGGTAAGGAGCATAAACTTGATGGAACTGAAAGACCAACAAAGGAATTGGATGATATTGTTGCTGAAATAAAAAACACATCAAAACGAAAACGAGAAATAAAAAAAGGAAATATGGAAATGGCTAAGAACAGGCTAGATTCTTATTTGAAAAAAAGAAAAGAAAAGAAAACCGAAAAAGACGACAAGGAAAAGAAACATTCTGAACTTAAAGAGGTTTTAGAAAAGATACCAGAAGCTATAGAAAAAAAAGAAGTAAAATCTGAAATTAAGGTTAATAATTTGAAATCAGAGCTATCAGATGTAGTTCAGAAGCTCAAAATTGAGCTACAAGCCCTTAAAACAGAAGAAGTGGACTTAACCCCCATTGAATCAAAATTAGACCTTATAGCGTCAAAAATAAAATCACCAGAAAAACAAAAATTTACAGACTACACTTCTTTACTAAAAGATATTAAAAAGAGTTTACCTGATAATGTCGATACATCAAAGATAGAATCTTTATTGAAAGACATTAAAGAAAGACCTCAATTTGAGATACCAGAGAAACTGATCAAGAACGATAGAATTAAAGTAGAAGTTGATAGAATCTCTATGGGAGGAGCAGGTGGAGCTACTGGAACAGGATTAGCTACTTCAGATAATCAAACAGATGGTTCTCAAAAAACACAGATAGTTGATGGTGGTGGAGATGTAGCTGATGTTATTGATACTAATGGGAGTAATGGTTTAGTTACTATAAGTCCTGGACACGTTAGCACAGATAATAGCACAGCAGACACTTTATCAGCAGACGCAACTTATACTGGAGATTGGGAAGATATAACTAATTTTGGAATAATAGTTGTTACATTAAATGCAAGCCACGCTTCAGCAACAGACGGATTAGAAATAGATTTTTCTTCAGACGGAACAAATATTGACTCTACTGATAATTTTACAATCCCAGCAACAACAGGAAAGACTTTTAGTTTTCAAACTGCATCACAATATTTTAGAGTTAAATATACCAATGGAGGAGATGATCAAACATATTTTAGACTTCAAACTATTTTAAAACCTTATTATGTGAAACCTAGTTCACATAGAATACAAGACTCAATAATAGACGATGATGATGGAGAACTAAATTTATCGGTTTTAAAACTTAGAACAGCGGCAGATAATTATGTAAGTGGTGCGGCAACATCAGCAGGAAACTTTAAAGTAAGTGTTGAAGAATATGAATCTGACGCAAATCCTATTAGAAGTGATTTAGAGGGAAATGGATATGTAACAATCGGAACATCAGAAGTAGAGCTAACTTTTACAGGAGAAACTCACCACGTTCACTTAGAAAGTAAAACAACAAACACAGGGACAATTTGGATAGGTAAAACTGGCATAACTAATACAGGCGGAAATGCCTATGCCTCCCTACAACCAGGAGAATCAATAGACATACCTTATAATGATTCAGATAACGCTTTATACGCTATAAGTGATACAGCTGATCAATCATTATTAAAGGGTGCATTATTATAATGAAACAAAGTTTTAAAAATTCAATTACTCAAATAGGATCAAGAATACCAGTCGGGACTTCAGGTTCTGTTCTTTTTGTTGATGCAAATGGAAAACTTGCACAAGATAACACTAATTTATTTTGGGATGCGGTAAATAAGAGATTAGGATTAGGAACAACAACTCCAGATACGACATTACATATTCAAGATTCAACTCCTACTTTAACAATAGCGAATGATAATGTTAATCAATTTGAAAGTGGGAGGGTTAGATTTCAAGAGGATAGCACATATCTTCAAGGTGGATATATTCATTATGATGGTTCAGGAAATAAATTTTATATTGGAACACACAACGCACAGGATAATACCGTTGGTAATGATATTGATTTAATAGAAATGACTAGGGCAGGACAAGTAACAATAAACTCAATTCCTTCAACAATATTGAATACAAGAGAAATATACCACGAGGGAGGAGATGGTATAAATGCTTTATTTTTCACTACTGCTTATGGTGCTGCACCAGCTTTGAACACAAGACACGCAAGAGGGACAAAATCAAGCCCAACGGCAACTCAATCAGGAGATGCAATATTTTTCACAGGAGGGAGAGGTTATGGAACTACTGGATTTGCAGGAGGAAGTAGAATTTATATAAAAGGGGAAGCAACACAGAACCAGACAGACGCAGCCCAGGGTAATAAGATGAGTTTTTGGACAACTCCCAACGGAACTAATGCAGCAACTGAAAAGATGACTATTTTAGATGATGGAAATATTGGAATAGGAACAACAACTCCAGACGAAAAGTTAGAAGTAAATGGAAATATAAGAACATCATCTGATAATGATAAGGTTATTTTCGGAACAGGAAAAGACGC